TGCCATCAGTGTCCTGATTACCGCCAAGGATCTCGTTACAACGTGTCTGCCACCATCTGGCTACCTCACCGGTAGATCCCACCTTATATTTAAGCCCTACGCGCTTTGCCTGCAAGCATATATGCTTACGGACATACTGTGTGTTCTTGTCGTCCTTGCCATTCTCTGTAAGCTTACGACCGTATGCATCCCGGTATCCGTCTGCGTTGGCAGCCTTTTGAAAATTCTGAATATTAATATTGCAAGTCTCTTCCCTCTGCGCCGGAACAGAAGATACCATTTCAAAGTCCGTATAAAAGATATTGATATCACACTTACCACTGATTCCAGGAACAGATCCGGAAGAAGTATACTGCCAGACATCAGCCAGATCCAGTTCCGCTGCAGACAGACTGGACGTATAGCGTGCATACCATACGTATACCTTTCCCAGTGCTTTTACGATCCGGTTCATGTCAAAATATTTATTAAGGTAATCTTTGTTGGTATAGATCACCGGGAGATAACCGGCTGCCTTGACCTTTTGCAAAAATGCAATTGCCATATCTGTAGCCAGCTGTTTTGTGACATTCACGCCTCTCTTACGCGCATAATTTACAGAGTCGTACTCAAAATCAAATGCAATAGGGCATTTGCTCCAGTACTTTTTAGCCTGAGTGATACAAAACTCTGCCTCTGCCACTGCCATTGCTGCGGTGTAGGCATATGAAAACCAGTAGAGCAGCACCTGCACAGCCAGATTAAAGCAGGCCAATGCATTGCTCACATACTTCTCGTCGACGTTATTTTTTCCGTAACCAGCCCGAATACCTATAGGCTTATATCCGGCATCACGCACTTTTTTGATATTAACATTTCCATTGTGTTTGGAAATATCCGGTCCTTTTGATAATGCCTTTTTCATTCTTCTTCCTCCTCTGATCCATTCAGCTTGCCGTCATCCAGCAGATCCTTCACTGCCTGGAACCACTTTTCTATAACGCTTTCTAAAAACTCATCAGTGACAAAATACTGCAGCCATGAAGGCAAAAGTTTTCTTGCCTGACTTACTACATACTTCATCTTCTGCTTTCCGGAACCCGACTCTTTAAATGCATGTTCTGCCTTCAGAAACAGGTGATACACATTCACTCTGATCTCATCAATCGTCTTATCGCGGATGTATACCCATAAAAATGTTCCTACTACCAGTGCCGTCAGCACTGCCAAAATAATTACCATGATTGTACTTGTGCTCATTCTTTTTCCTCTCTTTCCAAATCTTCAATTCTGTGATTTGCTACTTTAATTTGTTCCTGCATAACTGCCTGCGCTTCTTCTAGCTTGAATGTGCGTTCTATGACTGTGTTATGCTTATCCACCTTTTTTTCGAGCTGCTCCAACCGATATGTAGTCAATTTTGTATTGACCAGAATTCCGCAGAAGGCGCCTGCCGCACTTCCCGCGCAGCCGATCAGTGCCACAATGATTTCTGTTGCCATCTCAGTCTCCTTAATATAATGAGCCGGTCACCTCCTGAAGGAAGTAATCGGCTCTTGGCTCTTGGTTACTATGTTTTATTGTTTGGGACCGTCTCTCACTCTCATAGGCAGCCTCCTACTCTGCAGTTGCGGTCAGATCTGCCAGCTGTGTCTCCAGGGTGTTGATCTGATCCCGGAGAGCCTGTCTCTCTGCGTGGACAGCTTCCATATCGTACTCGGTCTGCTCGCCGAGAAGAGTGTACTCATAGGTTTTGATAACCTTATAGTCACTGGCGGCTATCTGTGCCTTAAGACCATCGATCTGCACAGTCAACTGACTGATCTGCTGCTGTCTGGCCAGCTCTGCAAGCTCCTCCTCGGTCGGTTCAGGTTGCACCGGTGCAACCGGCTCAATATATACAGAGCCATCATCTGACAGCTCATACCAGTCGTCACCCTTGCGGTACAGCGTGGTATATGCCGCATACTCGCCGTTGTCCAGCGGATATTTGCAGTCTGCGTCCAGATAGAGCCGGAAGCCGTCAGTATTTACTATGATATTGTCTCCGGTGATCCGGATCACATGTGGACTCTCCTCAGATACAATGACCTTTGAGACGGTCTCTTTATTTTTAAATTTTATGTAACCCATGTGGGCTCCTTTCTGGCGCTCTTGTGGCTGCGCCCGCCTTCTGATCTACTACACTAAATGGCAAGTTAAATAAGTTTGTGACAGAAAAAGTTGAACTCGGTTCGGATGTAATATTAAGCAAAAATAGCAATTTTACAATCACATTTAATGTTACAAAAACAGGATATATACCTATGGTTGTCTGTTCATGGGCACTTTATAATAGAGATGAAGCACAATATACCCACGTGAACGGCATTGAAGTCGGAACAGGAATAAATACTGGATATGTTTATATACAGGGAAGATACTCTAATTCATCTGCCACAGGTAGGATACCAGCCAATGCATATGTCGGAGTTCTATACCAAGCACAGTAATTTTGAAATGTACTGTAAGCGGCATATTACTTATAATATAGAGGATATAGCAAAAACTATTAAACTACGCATATGGTACTATTAATATTATAATTTTAATAATCTTATTGCTAAAAGTGTCCCTCTAAATATGTTGCCTTTAATATCAGAATTATCATAAGTGCCCAATAGCATATCCATATTGGTTTGTACGGTAATTGCATAGGAATTAACACTTCCACCGCCACCAATTAAAGTACTACGTACAGTTTGGCAATGATGACTTAGAGACTCTCTAAATATAGAGTTATTATAAATAGTGTCTTTACTCATACTGTTATCTATATATCCTAATAAAAGCCACGTGCCAGGTGTCAATGATAACCTACAAATTTCTGCACTGTTATTAGAGCCAACTGCTGTATATTCGCCATATACATTTTTTATATCAAACCAATTTAACTTGCCATTTACCTCTGTAACCGCATCCGCTACCGCCTTGGCATCCGGGACATATCCGGTCACCTTTGTGGCCAACAGATCCTCCTTAGATGTAATCATCTGCGCAAATGCCGGTGCAGTCAGATCAGCAAAAAATTTTTTGACCTTGCCAAATACAGTAGAGACTTTTTCTCCACTGGTAATATTTTCCCGGGTCTCCGAATCCGCAAATGCAATCTCTGAATCTGCCACATCCACCGTCTCTCCATCATAACCTTTTGCAAGATAAATCCAATTGATCTTATCATCCCTGGGTGCTCCGTCCGGAGCATCTTTGATAGCCAAATATGTACTGCCATTGTGATATACCGCATCCAGTCGCTCATATACGGTATTAGGGGTGTAATCTCCTTTGTAAGATATTCCGATCTTTCCGAGAGTTTTGTATCCCTCCGGTGCTGCCATAGTTCATTCCTCCTTATGCTACTTTCCAATACAAAACATTATCATCAGCTACAAAATCCACACCCACGCCATCCTTCATATAAAGGTTCATTGTGGTCTCATCTAAATAAAATTTAGGCTCGCTGATGCTTGCGTAAGTCTCCGCGCGATCCGCATCTATCTTAGCCTGCGCCGCAGATGCTGCCGCCGCAGATGCCTGCTGTGTTGCCGTTTCTGCCTGTACCGTAATATCGGCCAAATAATCGGGCTGCAGCTTGTCTCCTGTGATGCTGCCAGCTTTGATATCAGCCTTTACCTTGCCATCCCCATCTATGGTCCAGTAAATAGTATCAGATTCCAAAAACTCAAACTGAGTAATAAGTGCTGACAGATCTATGTACTGCTCTGTTCCATCCTTTAAGTAGATGATAAGTCGTTCCGTGCTGGGATCGTAGCCGAAGTTAATGGCGATCTGTGCCATTAAAGTGTGTAATACACTGGTTGCCCCGGAATAATACGTAATCGTAATATCACCTGTATCCTGGTTCAGCTCAATACTCTTTACCAAACCATTAGCTTCCGTGATTGATAACTTGGTCAAGTCCAGCGTTATCACACGGTTATCAATCTCACTCACACCCTGACTTAACTTATTCAAATTCGTTTCATTCAACGGAGTGTTAATAGATGGAGTGTTTTCCCAAACAGTAGGATTATACGCTTTCTGCATCCTGCTTCACCTCCTGTTCCTCAGCGGCCCTGGCTTTAATTTCTGCCAGTAACGCATCTCTCGTTCTTTGCTCTTGTCGTGTCAGAACCTCCTGTAATGCAAGTCGCTTGACTTCCTCCGGCAGGCTGGATTCATCCACAAATTTCGTAATGGCCTGACTAAATTCCCTGATTTCTAAATTGCTCATTCTTAATCCTCCGGTCCCAAATAAGTAATTACAGTCCCACTAATGTTTTTTGTTCTCCACGCAACTGCCGTACCTTTATAATTCATATAGCCCGACACACCGATAGCTCTTACGCTGATCAGGTCCACACTGGACAGCTTGTTAACGATAGTAGCTGCACTGATTCTCTCTGCTTTGATTACCCCTGAGGATGTCCAGTTAGCTACTTCCATGTAATTTGCTTTTACTGTACCGGCGCTGATATAATTAGATTCCACGTTGCTCAGACGAGCGCTCACAGCATTCAGTGAATCAATAGTCGCCTTGGTAGCAATCAGGTTGTTTAACTCCAATTTGGTTATATTCAAGTTCTCAATGGTCGCATATTTTACTACCATCTCATCTGCATTGACGATACCAACCAAATCTATCCTTTCGGCTTTTATTTTTATGCTCTCCGCCGTCTGATTGATCTCAGATACGATATTATCCTTGGATACCTTGGTAAGTATCTGCTGTGCATTGATGCTGATCTGTGCAGACAGATTTTCGTTGACATCCTTCAGTTCCAGTTTGGTCTCTTCCACCGTCCGTGTGAGGACATTCGACTTGCCTTTCAGCTGGATAATGGACTTCATTATGCCATTGACCTGCCCGGTTCTGTACTCCTCGCCCTCCGCAGTATAACTGTCCTTTAGAGCCTGTATACCTTTCAACGTACGCTGCAGTATGTATGTATAGATAGTCTCTCGGGTCGTGTGCAGTAATATACCATCCCCCACCTCCAGGCAAGGATTGCCGCGAGCTTCCACTTGTGCCGGACGGTACCATACGACTCCAATCACGCTGAGGACGTTGTCTGCGATGGTCTGCAGGTCTGCAGCAGACTTGCCATACACTAAAAAGTTATCTTCGATGATATAGCAGTTATCCCCTGTGCCGGCGATTGCCCCGATATCATTTTCTTCCTGGCGAATCTGCAATTTATCAATGTGCCGAACTATGAAATCCTCATATTGGCAGGAGATATAATTATTCCGGGATACTTCTGTGGTGCCCATCGGATCTGTAGGATAAAGGTCATCTGCCGGATACAGATCATCCGCCGGATACAGCCCTTCTATCATCTGCTCCAGCACCACATATCGTAATTTTCCATTTCTGCCGATATGTCCAAAGCAGCCATTGATCTCACAAATAGCCTCAATAACTGTCTTTCCCGGGAGTTCTTCGGGATCTATGGTTTTTTCTATTACCATATCATCGTTAACCAGCGTGATTTCTTCCTGTTCTACTCCCATGTAAGCACAAAAACTGTAACGGAATGCCCTGAGTTTCATCGGAAATGCAAGGCTGTTATACCACCTGGATACCTCTGCATTCAGTATATCGTACATGGCATCATAAGCTACGATATCTTTATACAGTCTGTCAGCTGTCGGTTTGTCCGAATATACCTTATACTCCCCCAACTGATATGGTTCGTCCTGACCTGCAAGCAGACTTGACACTTTCATTTTCTTGCCTTTGAAATTTTCTATCGTATTTAGCACCTTTATTTCAAAGGACGATGCATTACAGCATCCAAATCGCAGCTCCTGTTCATCGCATATGGACTCCGTTATCGTCATGGTCTCTGTCTGGTATTCAGCATTAGTCAGTGTTGTGCCTGACACCGGACATTCAATTATTAACTGTTTTTCTACCGAATCATCATAAAACAGATTCTTAATGCTGTTCTCCATTTAATACTCCGTCAACGTAAGTGTAAATTCATTGTATTCGATGTCTTTTTCATCCTCGCTCAATGTATGTATTGTATAGGTAGTATCAGACATGTAGAAAACACCTGTGGCGTATTCCAAAGTTTCATCATTCCAATATGTGCACCTTACCCTTCGCTGGTTCTTTTCCGTCGTCGGAAGAGTTGCAAGTCCAATTGCATTATCAAATGCCATCCGTTCCTCAAGATTCATTTCCCGAATATTCAGTTTTAATTTTGTTTTGAAGTTCGGAGACGTTTCCCTATGTAACAAAATATTTGCATCTCTGTAGGCATCTATTTCCACTCTTTGGTTTGGAGTGCTCTCCCATCCATCAGCCAGCAGAAATGAATTAGGGAGAGTCACATCTCCGAATTTAATTAGCCATCCATTGAATTTTCCCGGCATTGCTCTCCCTCCTTCCTAAATAAATGCACTCTGTCCATGTGTATTCTTGTACATCCGATCCTGCCGCACCGTTTCCCGGAAGATCTCCCGCTCATTCAACTTTGCTACAAATGTATATGTACCGCCACCATTTTCCGCCTGTGCCTGCTTAAATGCTTCCATCATAGTGGCCAACGGTGTTTCAATGTTGGTCTGCCCTCTTGGCTGGTCACCCAGGATTGCCGCAAATGGTTTTCCACCCTGGATCACTGCGCCATCTGCAAGTCGTGGCAAATCTGTCGGAATATTCTTTAAATTTGGGCTCCATGTCTGTCCACCCCATTTAGGTACCCAGTCGGGGATATCAATTTTAAATGAATTGATTGCATCAATAAGAGTGTTCAAACCATTCAACCATAACTTTAGAAATGATTCAGCAATTATGTTACCGAGATTAGTAGCTTTCTTTGCATACACAATAATTGCATCAAATGCTCCCTTCCAGTCTCCTACAAATACACTCTTTACAAATTTTCCCAGCAAATTTAATTCATCTTTTAATGTAGACAATGCCTCCTCACCATTTCCGGCCCACACAACCACACCTGCTATAGCAGCTATTACCGCCATTACAGCACCGACAACTACAGTTGCAGCTCCGCCGAGTGTAATAAACACCCCGGCCAGTATCGCACCGGCAGAGATCAGCAATAATGTCATATTCTTGGCATTCAAACCGTTTTCTGTTATATCCTTCAGTGCCAATATCAGACCGGCTGCTCCACCAACAATCAGTCCGATTCCTGCGGCTATCGGTCCAAACAATATCAATAACCCTACAACCGCCAGTGCCAATCCGGCAACATATCCAACAATACCTTCCCAGTCCACACCGTTTTCCCACATTTTCATATAGTTATATACCATCAATGCTACCCCGGCAATCAGCATGATTAATCCGAAAGCCGTGGACAAATACGGCACAAGACCTCTGAGATCCTTCAGCAGTCCCGCTATCCGCCAAGCAAGAAGAGTAATTCCTATTACCACAGCCAATGGCTTTATGATCTTCAATAATTTCTTCGCTTTCTCCAGCATTTCCACCATTTTAGGATTCACAGAAGCTTCTTCAAAAGCATCCTTACCGGTCAGTTCTCCTCCACCTGCCGTAGTTCCACCCTGGTTGCTGAGAACATTCAGTTCGTCAAATGCTGCCAGCGCTTTCTTTGCAGACTTCGTAGTAGTGTCCAACGACTTAGCATAATCAATATTCTGCTTTTTTGCCCGAGTATAAGTACTTTTCCCTTGCAGGATTGCCATAAACTGGGCAATTGCATCCGCCGCCTTAATCAGCCAGTTAATGAGCTTTACCAGATATGGGATAGCTATATTGACGATAGGTTCAAATGCTGCTGCCAGGCTGTTCTTAAACTGGGCGCAGCTACTTTTCAGTGCAGACATCTGTGCATTATAGTCCTTGGAATATCGAGCAAGATTTCGGAAGCCTTCTTTCATTGCGGATACCATTGCATTGAATCCCTTAGATATCCAATTAAATATAAATAGACTCAGCAGAATTCCCTTCAGGCGGCTTGCCATTGTAGATAACAGGCTCCCCGATTTCTTTGCACTGGTTCCGCAGGAGTCCAGTGCTTTTCTTCCCTTGGATTCCAGTTCAGAAAAACCATTCCGGATCGTATGGACTTCTTTGTTGATCTCTGCTAGTCTGGCAGACAGCTCATCATATTCCTGATATCCGTCTGTGACTCCAGCCTTTTTCAACAGTGCCATCCGTTCTATGATCTGCTCCTGCTCCTGCATCAGGGCAACCATATTCTGATCAGCTACCACAGCATTGTTTTTTATATCAATCAGCTGTTGTTCTGCTGCCTGCTGCTCCCTGATCTTCTCTGCAATCTTCTCTTCCTTTTCGCCGACCTTATCTGCTGCACTGGCCTGCTGCTCAATCTGTTCCATGATGGCAGCTGAATCATACTGTTGATACCCTACGGTGTCCTGCGGAATCGTTGCTTCGCCTACTGCAGTGCTGGCCTTAGCCATTTCTGCCGCTGCCTCTTCTGCTTTCTTCTTATTCCGCTCCATGATACTGTCAAAATTCTTCTCGAATTTATCCCAGTCTTCTTTTGACCATCCCTCCGGTGTCAGGCTGGTGTCCTTGGCTTTTTCCTCCAGTTCATCCAGCTTTTTTTCGATGTGTTCAGCACCCTTATCCAGTTTTGAATTGTCCAGATCAGAATGTAACCTGATCTCAGTATCGTACTTTGCCATGATGCCTCCTTAATCAAAAAAGAGCCCGCTAACACCTATACGGTATCAACTGGCTCACTGGCTCTCTGTCGACTTATTGATTTTGGCATACTTCATAAATTCATCTATTCTTGCCTGCTCCTCAGGTGTGATTTTCTCATCCTTTGGTGCCTTAATAGCAAATATCTTTTTGGCGCTCCTATACGCGTTTTTCTCTTCCTGCGACATTTTTGAAGTAATCTTTTTCTGCCGTATGTCCATTACATGTGTCAGGGAGCTCTCCTGGAGATTTCCCAACAGTCCCATAAATACGAACCAGTGCATTTCTGCCTTCTGCAGATCTATATGATACTGGTTACGGAATGCTGCATATATTCTCCACTGGTCCATATCCCAGTCCATGATAATATCTTCGTTTTTCTTCTGTTGATAGTTGTCATGGTTAAATTCTGTCATAAACCATTCAATCGCTTTCGCAGCTTCCTGCGGTTCTGGGCATTTCTTGGGAAATAGCAAATACGATGCAATATAAAATCGCTCCATATCCGATAAATCAGGGGCCGACATGCACATGGACATTTTTATTCCCGTCCGGAAAGAAGCCGAAATAGGATATCCTTTCCAGTCTATCGGAAGCTGATCCAACATAATATTAAACATATAACTCCCCCACTATTTATGGTGTCTTCGGTTTTGACGATTCCTATTGTGATTTATGTTTCCACCATCTCTTTCTCTGCTGTATTTCTCCCAAAGTTCCTTATTTCTACCGTTTGCATATTTCTGTGCAATCGGGATGATCTGATCAAAGAAATCAGTAATCAGAATAGGACTCGGTGTGATCTCCCCAAATACCTTCTTACAGGTCCTTTCTCCGAACACTCTGTCAATGTCAGACATGATCTCGTTAGTCTTTCCAATCATGATCCGAAGCTGCTCTATTTCCGGTTTTCTCGTAAATTCTTCCGTAGCTACATATTTCTTAACTTTTTCCAGATTATCTATCAGCTCTGTGAAATCTGCATAGAATTCCTGACTTCCAAAATTGCAGACAATCGTATCGCCATTGTCATTTACCTGTACTTCTGTGCCACCCTTAATAGCATTAATTTTTTCCATATATTGCCATCCTCTCTGAATGTGATGGACGACAGAGAGGTGCGTCCACCACATATGTTAATATTGATTAACACCTGTATTATTTTGCAGAATCCGCTGTGAATGTATTGGTTTTGATATTAAATTTACCTTTGATATCATCACCGGCCTGCTTTACACTAAGTACATTGTGAACGTAATCCCCGCCATCTCCACCATTGGAAGTAACAGATACTGTACACGGTACCTTGATTGCATTATAGGTTCCCTCCTCACCCTGTACCGCATCTTTTAAGCGCAGTCTTATAAAAGATGTGTGAGCCTTCGCGCCTACAGGAAGATCATCCACCAGTTTATCGATCATTTTCTGGACATCATCATCTTCACAGTCTTCCTTATCCACATCAAATGCTCTCTGATAGGACTTTACCTTATTGGACGCCTTTGCCATATTAATGTAGTGCTTCGTATCCTCTTCCGGGTTCATCTCCTCTGTGAGGGATTCTACGCCATCGCCCAGCAGTGCATACTTCTGTTCTTCGGCTCCCATAGTGGTATCAATGTAATGCCTTAAATCTTCTCTCATTTTTCCTGAGCTCCTTTCTTATATTCGATAAAAATTGTCATTTGATACAATGCTTCGTTCTGTCCATTCTCTCCCATAAAAAACGGGCTTGATACTCCTACTGTTTTGACGTTTCCACCCTGGATATCAGGAAAGTTTCTGTTACGGTTCCTATCCTCGATCCAGTCCGTTAACTGCTCCATCCAGCTTCCGTTTTCGATGCAGCTTTTATCCGTCTGAGTATCCAATCTTACCACGAATTGATAGTAGTCCTTGTGGATTTCGACTCCGCTGATATACTTTCTCACATTAGTCATAGGTTCCTTGACTAACGCAAAATTGACATTGCTGCGCATCCGGTCTGTGTCGATATGTTTCATACTCTCCGGAGAGAATTCTTTCAGCCATTTGATAATGGATTGTGATACCGTCATTTTAGCACCTCCTCCTGAAGTTTCTTCTCTATCTTTTCAAGTCCTCCATTCTGCAGCATACGGTCTGCCCAGTGTGCCCCGCGCAGTGTACCGTTACCATATTCCAGGCTTCGTTTTGTAGGCACCTTATCTACATCTTTTCTGGATCTCCAACCATTGTCTGTCTTGAAACCCGCGCAATGCAGGTCCGGATCCTCATAGACGATGCCTTCCCACATATAATGTGCATACGGTTTATTCCACACAACATCTGCATCATTTTCTATGTGTCCACTTAAACTAAGTCCACCATCAGCTAATGGGATATATGGATCTGATAACTTCAATATTTCATTCGCGCAGATCTGTTGCAGCCTACCTTTTTCTTCCAGTCCCAATGTCTTTATGCATACACCCGGATCGAAATTACGAGTTACTTTCAGAGAATGAAATCCAGTTTTTGCCATATTTCACCTGTTGCACCGGTGCAACTTTACCTTCCCACAACTTTTATGTTCTTCAGTCGAATTCTTCCACGATTGTCGGATACCTCCGTAACAGTAACTGCATACTGGAAATCTTCTTTCAGATCTGTCAGGCGATAGTGTTCTCCTATCTCTTTTTCTGATTCTCCCAGGACCAGCTTATCCTGGTTTGTTCGTACATCCAGTGTCCAGTACTCTGCTGCCTCTTTCGCTGACAACTTCCGGAATTTCTGCGGCTCCAGGTAAGGTTTGTTGCCATATCCCCTCTGGAAGTCCACCGTGATGCTCTCAACCTTGCTTTCCGTCTGCACTCCGCCGGAAGATGTTACATCCGTTTTATTGTGACGCCACTGAACTCCCTTCACTACTGATCTGAGCCATACTTCTTCGTCTGTCTTCGGATCTCTATGAAAATTATAGACTGTCATAGTATCCGTAAAAAGAACACTCATAGCGCACCTGCCAGTCCCGTACCGGATAGTCCGGAACGTATTACAGAGGTTAGCTGCGTTTCCTTCTCCTGCGCTGTTGTAACCTTGTAAGACTCTGAATACCCGTCGTTGCTTACGGATGTAATACCGGTTCCCATCCCAGACGCGTCCTGCACAGCCATAGTATTGAGCAGCTGGCAAAATGTATCCTGGATCTGCACATGTACCTGCTGCTGAAAGTCCGTGGCCGTATCCTCGTCATATGCCTCCTCAAATCTCTTTGCCCGCATATGCGTAATTGCATTCAGCTTGATCTCTGCCAGTTTGGATAATCGGTTAAATTCATTCTCATCCGTGATGCTATTATAAAGGGAGCCGTATTGCTCCCACGTTATGTAAGACATACTGCTCCCTCCGTTTTTACTCTTCTGCAGGATCCTGATCTTCTGCCTTGGTCTTTTTGGTGGCTTTCTTGGCTTTCAGATCTGTAATCTCCTGTTTCAGTGCTACATTTTCTGCTTTCAGATCAGTGATCTCTGCAAGTAACTTCTTACCCTCTTCGCTTTTGGAGCTTACTCCCATTCCTACTGTTCTCATGTGCTACCTCCTACGCCTGATGGCTCAGATAAATACCAGCTACTTTGTTCTTGTAGACATCCACAAGACCGTACTTGCGGTACTTGATGATATCTGCATCAGCATCCGGATTGGAAGATGCAGGGATCACATTAGATACCACATGCTTGTCATGCTTGATGATGGCGGGCTTATGGATAATCATAAAGTTAATAGGCTTTGCAGCTTCCTGTACCATCTCATAATAAGAGGACATGGAACCAGAGGATGCACTGGAACCAGCTACAGGAGAATAAGCTCCACCACTCTCCGTGTAATATGTCTTGCTGGTTACAGGTGTAAGATCCTTAGTCTTTTCGTACTTTGCAGTTCCCTTGCGATAATGACCTGCTTCCTCACCTGCAGATTTACCATCCAACAGATCGATGGAAGTATAAAATCTTCCCTGCGGTACAGGCTTCCTGATGGTAAATGCCGCAAGAATCTCCTTGGACTTATAGGTATCCATCATCAGCAATCCATTTAACAGATTAGCAGTTGCGTACAGGATTCTTCCTTCTTCCGGCACCTCATCGTTATCCATCGTATTCTTTGCCTCCAGCAGTTCTGCGAGGAACTCTTCTGCGGTGACAATCTTCTTGGCTTCTCCCTTGGAAATGCCCTCAGTGCCTGCGAGTGTGGCAAATGTGAACGCATCCGCTTCCGGTGCTACCTTGGTACGCATAAGTTCTGCACCGGCCATACCAAATGCAAGATTATAGGTTTCCTGATTATCCATAGTATCTACGGACAGTTTGGCACCACGGTCATAGTTGTATTCCGTGGATGCCCACCTGAAATCCACTGTTCCCTGTGTATAACCACTGTTACGGTCATAATCGCCAAGACCGGTTACCGCAATCTGAGGATATATAATCTCCTTTGCGTTTGCGCCTGCTCTTGCCATTGCAGGATCTCCTGTCAGATCACTGGTTACAGATTCTCTCTTGTATACCTCATCAAGCAGAGGCACATAGTTTTTTGCTAATGCAATTGTGTTAGGCATTTACTTTCCTCCCTACTTTGTTTCTGTCGCAGGCGGAAGTCCCATTGCAGCTCTCATTGCGGCTTCATCTGCATTAGCACTGCTTCCGGTTCTCACCTGTCCAATCAGATTTCCAGTTCCTACCGGATTAGGCTCCGGCTCACCGAAGAGCATTTTACTGTCTTCTGCTTCTGTTAAAGTTTTCAATGCTGCGGCAATGTCTTCTTTCTGGTTTTTGGATGCTTTCAGCGCATTTACATCCAGCAGAGCCATAATTGCCTTAGGATTCTTTCCCTTAGCAGCTGCAATACTTTCCTTTACAAGATCACTGAAGTCCCGATCTGCAATCTTAGAATCGTAATCTTTCTGAATGTTCTTCTTTTCCTCTTCCAGATCACTGATTCGTTTGTTGAGCCCTGTGACATCCACATCCTTGAATCCATCTAACTGGGTCTGCAAATCTTTCATTGCAGTATCATTAGCCTGGATGGTTTCATTCGCTGCGTCCAGCTTCTTGGTCTGGTTGTCATAATCGGTCTGGGTCTTGTAGTTTTCGAGTACGGCTTTTTCAAAGTCCTTTTTCTTATCTTCAGGTACTTCCAGTCCATACTCTTTCATGATTTCAAAAATGTTCTTCATATTGTCCTCCTAAAATATTTTGTGAATCGCACTTTCTGCGATATGGGATAATCGCGGAAGCAGGGATCGAACCTGCGACCTCCGGGGTATGAACCCGGTGAGCTGCCTCTGCTCTATTCCGCCATCGTAGAACAAAAAAAGAGCCAAGGATCAATTCACTTGGAATTGATCACATCGGCTCTTGGCTCTACATTGATCACTATTTCATTTTTACATTTCTTGCAGTATGCCGGGAAATTACATATCTTCGTATTCGGCAACACTTTTAAGAAGTGCGGATTACCACATTTCGGGCATTTGCACCACTTAGAACTCATATATTACCAACTTTCTCCTTTTGGTTGGCTTAAGTGTCTCACAAGAATATTTTAGCATACATGTGTTCTATTATGCAATACTATTATAAATAAAAAACCATCACGGTTGTGATGGGTATAACTTTAAATCTTGCACATGATAAGAGAGTATTTTGGTGGGTGTGCCCTTTCCCACATTTCTTTTGACCCATAGGGTGCGTAGCAGCACAATCTCTACTTCAAAACACTCTCTTACTAATGTAAGTCAATTATACATTAATTATTCCTTTTTGTAAAGAATTTGATTCTTTTCTATCAGCTTTTCAACATTTCTTTTTCTGATTCTCCAAAATGTCATAACAGAATTTTTTAATTTACTGTCTTCATTTTCCAGTACAAGTCTAAGCACAACATTCAAATTCGTATTTGGCAATTTCTTAATCAGAAAAGCCGTTCCCGCATTCTTTTCATCACTAATGATTAAGTCCGGATCAGCTATACAGTCCTTCCCATACCGTTCAAACAATTCATAGTCTTCAGGATGGTGTGATTTAATATGCTCAATTCTCTCGTTGGTAACAATAACTTCATCCGTTTGTATATTTCCAAACTTTTTCCTGTACAATTTTGTATCAATTTTACCGATATTATATATTTCTGTCAAATTCTCTTTTCCTTTATCTTCTGTTGCATTCATTGTATCAGATTGCAGTACATCTGCAACGGTTTTCTTGGTCTGTGTTACCGATACCTCAAATCCGTTCCAAGCCTTCGTCTTTGTCAGATCTGATGTCTTGCATTCATACCTTAGTCTGTTAATATCCGGCTTTATTTTTGCATCCTTGCAGAAGTCCTGATAATTCTTGATCCTCTGCTTAATTTTTCCGGAGATTTCCTTGGTATCCTGCCCCAGCGTTGCCATTGCTTCCCTCTCACGCTTTAATGCCCGGATTTTTCTTTCCAACGTCCGCATTTTCTGTGTAATCTGGTAGTAATCGTAGGTTTTTCCATCTATCGTGACGGGATCCGGCTGTGGGTCCTCATCCGGAAGACTGCTGCCGATGAACCATACATAATGCTTATGCCGGCAGTTATACCCATGCAGGCCTAAAGGATCGTTGTCATGAATCCCATCCGCACTATATCCCGTTGCTCTCCACAGATCTGTTATATAGTTCTGTCCTATCCGCCTTGCCTCAGAACTGTAGTCCTCCCCCTCTTTGATGTAATATACCCGTCCCTGCCACTGTTCGTGGTTGGCGTGACCATCACCGGTATTACGTGCTCCCCAGTGTTTAGATACATATACCAGGTTTTCTCCAGTCCTTGTAATGTTTTCATCCATGATTTTAGCGGCAATCTGACCGGACCCCGTTCTCACCGCCAGTTTCACCGCGGTATCGAGCTGCATACTGTAGCCGGAAGAAAAGTCAATGGTACGCAGGCCACTATCTGCAAGGCTATGGATCGTGTCATAGATCACCTGCTCCCGGCTGAATGTTCCGGTACACACCTTGATCATTGCCTTATCCAATTCTCTTCGATATAGGTTTTCCATCGTTTCAAAACCTGACATGGTTTTAAATCCTGTCGATCCCGCCAGGCTTTTCATATTCTCATTTGTTTGTTTCCTTATAGCTTCCACCAGTTGCGGCAGATAAGAATTGTCGGTAATTTCTTTCCCTGCCTGCTTCCAGGTTCTCAGATCATCCAGATAGGACAGGTCTGCTGATTCCTGCATTACCTGCCCACCTGCTGCCTCCGCCGCCTTCAGAATCTCTTTCAACAGTTTTTTCACCGTCTTCTTATGTTCCAGAGTATTCTTCGCAACCTCTTTCCGAAATTCCGGGTTTGACTGTAACAGTTTCATTGCCGCTTTCCGTATTTTTGCCGGACTGTATCCTAACTGCTGAAGGCGCTGTGCTTCAATTTCTGCTGTCCTGGAATATGCCATTGTTGCCAGGATCCGTTGTGCCACATCCACGATCACACTGTGTTCCAAATACTGAAACAAAGGAAGCAATGCCTCGCCGATGATCTCTTCCTGTTCATTTGTCAACATTAGTCTTCATCCTCTCCGGTAGGCTGTTCCTCTTCCTCCTGCAGCTTTTCTTTTACCAGTTTCTTTGCCTCATCTTCTGTCAGGCTGTATGCCTCCATCAAATACCAAATTGTCAGTTCAGGGATATCGAAGGAAAGCGCGTCATTACGCTTACGTTCCAATTCTGCCTCTCGATCGGTAATATAGCTGTCATCGAAGTCTACCAGGATCTCCTGATCCAGCGTAAAGGACTTACCTTGGAATGTGTTAGCAAACCACATCACTGCCTTACAGATATCCTGTATGTACTGGATAGCCTCCTGACGCTGTCGGTTGAGTTCCTGCATCTGATCTTGACGCTCTCCCATATACTCCGTTGCCGTGGTAATCTGACCATTCTCAAAGCTGTATTTCTTCGTACCATAACCAAAGGACATGGACAGCAGGGACAGTGCCAGCTCAAATGACTTGGTGATCTGATCCACTCGGATCTCCGGATTATACTCCTGGATCATTCCCTTTTCTTCCGGAAGTTTCTCGCCTGTGAATACAAAAAGTTTTTTCTGTTCCGGTGTCAGTTTCGGTTTTCCATTGTCGTCAAATTCACATAGTAACTCATTCACCAGGATAATCTTCTCTGCTTTGTCCAAATCTGAAAAGAGAACATTATAACACAAATCCACTACCTTGAGTGCCGGTATTGCATCCCAAAGCTTAGGTAATCCATACCCTATCATATCATCCAGGTTGTTTACCTCTGCATTGCGCATTACTGCAAATGGCTTCACCTCTCCCAGTTGTGCTGTTACCGCTTTATCTTCTACTTCCTCTCCCTTTTTATTGAAAACGTGAGTCTCTGCCATGTATTTTCCATTGTCCACTGTAAACAATACAAGTGTCGTCTGCTTTTCTCCTTTGACAAGTGTACTCCCAGAAAAAGCAGCTTCTGTCACAATGTCATTTTCCACTGTCAGCGGAGTGAATGCATCTGCCTCCACATAGTTCAGTTTGATATCTCCACCCTTTACACTTTTATCATCCATAAAAGTTGCATTATCCAGTCTGATATAGCATGCTGCAGTTCCATCTGCTGAAGTTTTTTCAAGTTGCTTGCGATACTGTGTATTAAACTGATTCTTATTCAATACATCTTTCACAAAATCATACTGATCTCCATCTCCTGCGTTGATCTCCAACACCTCACACAGATTCGCATCATCCGAACAGCATCTTTTGCCAAAATTTAATCTGGTCAGCTCATATTGCTGTCCATTAACCGTTTTGCGCTTATGAAAATTCTCAATTATTCTGTTGCTATACCAATCATCACATATCTGAATTTTCCCCAGTGCATTATCATTCACTGTATATCCCTTTGTCTGTAAGAAATTTTTTACGCATCCTTCCATGTTCTTCTCCTTCTGTTGCACCGGTGCAACTTTACCTGTCTAAGTCTACATACTCCACAAAATTCAACCAGGTGTAGCATTCCGCATCCCACCAGTCATTACAGTTACCTATATTTTTATCTTCTGGCTGGTTTGGATGGTCCTCGTCCCATTTTAGGCTTCCTATTGCCTTTCGCAGATGTTCACACTTCCGATTAATCTTTATCCGGCCTGTATTTAACAACCTATCCATTGTTCTTGGTCTTTCCGATATTTCATTCTTTCGACATCCATTTATGTTCTGATATGGTAGTCCTGCCTTTTTTGCAGCACTCCGCAAGCTGTTTATCATTGTTGTGCTGGCACTGTCCGGGAACACCCAGTCGATTCTCCCGTATTTATCTCTGCATCGGATATAGAACTCCACAAACTTTTTGCAGATCATGTCCGCATCAATGTCGTTTGACAATGGCAGAAAATCCTCTTCTGCTGTCCGCATGTCATGATATCTATTAAAATACAGTTTTAGAACATACGTTGTCATAGATCCATTTCCGCCAAAGTCAATACCCAGCGTTACCTTGAATGGTTTATGTATCAATTTCCCATTTTTATCCCTTTCAAGTAACGGATCTGCCTCCTCATCATACAAATATGGCTCATTATTGTTGGCAAACTTAGGGAATATGATTCCTTCGGCAACTGCCCGATCTCCTTTTATGTCACGCCGGTACCACACCGTGTCTTTCTGGTAGGTGATAAGCACTGTGCGGATTTGTTCATCCGTCATGCTCATATTATCGACTAAAGTAAAGTGCCCGTAGTTATAGCCGTAATCCGAATGCAGCACCTGCTGTTCCTCATGAAATTTCAGGATATCTGTGTAATACCAGTGTTCTTCCTCTTTAGGGTTCAGATCGTGAAATATCTTCCTGTCAGAGCTGGATAATGTTCTGTCAAATACCTCTTTCAGGAATTTCTGATGACATTCGTTTGCTTCTGTCACATATGCCATACCGTATGTATTACCCTTAATCAGCTTCTCGTCGCCATCTTTTCCGCCACCAGATACCAGCACGACCTTCTCTCCGGTTTTTGTCTGCACATACACACAGTCTCTATCCTTGTATTTTCCTTCCCGGCATCTGCCCTCGAAGTAATTCAGCAGACCATACCCATCGCAGTCAAGGATATTCAATTTTGCGGTAGCGTTTGATACCCCTGCTACCAGATGAATCTTGTTCTTATGTGTTTCCAGCAGTGTGCAGAAGATTAATGTCTGCAGCACATTTTTCCCACCACGCTTTCCACCCTCCGCCACATTAAACCAGCTATGTATGCAGCGTAGAAAATATTGATATTGCCGTTCACTGAACGGTGCCGGCTTATTCACTTGCCTGCTCCTCGAAGTCTTCTATTTTGCGGTTGGCTGCCGGATTTTTCAGGATGTCTGCTATAGTCTGCATGTTTTTCAAAATATCCTCTGTACTATTATCATTTGCTTCGGCACGTTTCTTTTCATATTCTGCACGGTACTTGCTCTCGGGGTGCATCAGGAAATACTTTGTAAGCCAGTTAATAGCCTTTTGCCGGTCCTCCAGTTTTATGGATACACCATATTTTCCATCCTTCACCTCCCTGATCAGCTGTGTATCCGTATTTACTGACGCTTTTAAATCGACAGCACTGATTGATTTCTTCTCCTGCGTTTCAGGATCTGTATATTCTTTTTCACTGAATGTCAGGTAATTTCCAATGTCCGCAAATGCTATTCGCATCTGCAGTTCTACTATATCCTCGGTGCCTGTAACGATCTGCTGACGCTTCAATTCCTTCAGACGTTCTATCTCTGTTCTTACCCTAACATTTCCTAACAATCTGGGACCTGCGCAGAGTGCAGATTCGTATGTACATCCGTATGCCTTCTGGTAGCTCTGAGCTGCATTAAATGTTTTACTGTAATATACGCAGAAAATCTGCTGTTCCGCGGTAAGTTCATCATTCAGCAGAGTATCTTTCGTACCATCATCCGTAGGCAGATTTTTAACCACTTTTTTCTTATCCGAACGTTCGGCATCCGAAAGCGAACGTTCGCTTTCCCATCCATGTGTACTCTTCCATCTTCTGACAGTCCCGGGAGGCACTTCCAGGGCATCGGCAATGTCTATCAGTTTCATTCCTTGCTTATACATTTCATGTGCTTTATCACATAGTGGATTTTTCTTCGCTGACACCTGCTGCCTCCTTTCTTCAAAAATAAAAGAGCCGGCACACGGACTTCTCCATGCATCGGCTCTTGGGCTCTAGATAATATTTTAATATTCTTCTAAATATTGTATTTGAGTATGTTCAAACTCCTGTGGTATTTCAATCGAATGTCCATAATTTACTCCATACTTTACAAGCATATATGCTCTCTCTGTAAATTCATATCCACCATTAACTAATCTCGTCATTCCTAAGAAAGTCAGTTCTTCCTTTTCTTTGAGGTTCGTCGTAATAGTAGATTTTTTCAAATTATCTCTAATAAATATCATCTGGCTTTCTGTAAGTTGCCTTAAAGATATTACAATTTTTTGATAATCTTCAATTGTTAATTCCTCATTTATGAGTGCTTGGGTTAAATGCGATAAGCATCTTACCTTTTTTTCACACTCCATATGATCAATTGCATATACTATCTGATATGCTATATCCGAATCATTCCCATTTTCTTCCAATTTTTCTGAAAACTTTCTCAATATATCATAATCAAAATTACCACCTTCTAAAAAAATTTGGAAATTATTCCAAAATATCGCATCACTTATATGTCCGCACCTTTTCATATAATCTGCCGCAACTTTCAATCCCGTGGTCGCATCACCCTTAAAAAATCCTATCACATAATTCAGTAACACTGTTGATTCTGGTGTTAATTCTTTTATAATGGTTTCTATTTTATCCATGAGTACTCCCCTTTCCTTTAGTATAATACTATATTTTAATCTTTTTATCAAATACTCATTTCTACCAAGTCGCAAATGGTGTTTTACAGTATATGACGAAAACAATTTATATATTTTCTCTTATACAGTAGCCACTCTCAACCTAAAAATAGCTCTCATGCACTCTTGATCCTCCGCAACATAATGCTGTCCGGCCGTGCTTCGGTCTTTGTGACCAAGATAATGCCCAGCATCCCATACGGTACCGCCACGCTTACAGATATTCGTAGCCGTGGTTTTTCTAAAGAGATGGGGATATACCCGGCGTTCGACCTCTGCTCTGCTTGCGATGCTCTTAAGTGCACTACGGATCCCGGCATCCGACAGACGGTTATACTTCCCGCGAGCACACCTATCGGACACAAACAAAGGATCCCGACTGTTAATACCACATCCACGCTCCTGGATATACTCCCCGAGGTACTTAAGCGCAATGTCATCAAGGTATACGGTTCGATATGTACGGGTCTTTTGTCCATACACTGATACAGATCCGGCACGCCAGTCTATGTCATTCACATTGAGCCGCTCCGCTTCGCCTACTCTTATGGCGGTGCTCCGCAGCAGTTCCATCATAGCGCGGTCGCGCTTTCGGGTACATCCGGTTTTAAGTTCCTCGTACTCCTGCGCTTCCATGTGATCTACCGGCTTCTGAATCTCCGGGTAAATTTCAACGCTTTCCACAGGATTCTCCATCACGATCTTACTTTTACGCATCCATGTAAAAAATGCGCTGAGGTGCCGCCGCTGATTATTCAGAGATGTGTTGCTGTTGCAGTTTTTAATGCTATTAAGCCAGCCCTCTACATCCATGCTGGTGATCCGGGTGAGCGGTTTCTGGCAGTAGTCCGTCAGCCGCCGTACCGCATCCGTATACTGCCTGACAGTCTTGCCTGACAGCTTTGGCGCCTTTTTGAGCATAAAGAGATCCATAATATACTCATTAGTATTATCCACGGTAGCAAGCTCTGTTTCCGGCGCCTCCACCTCTACCTTGGTAAGTTCATCGGTGAGGACTACACCTAGCAAATCCAGCTCTTGGCTGTCCAGATGGTAGCGCATTTTCAGCATGATATTGTTCTTCAGTTCTTCTTTTTTGTCCATCATATCCGTAACCCTCCACAAATTTCTTGTCTGGGTATCATTGGTGTGGTATAATATTCCCAGACGTGAGAGCGGTACAACTTACTTTGGTCGGTGGGTGTACCGCTGTTTTTATGTAACATACCATTGACAGATATTTCCTGTCATGGTATTATTTGCATGAAGAGAACAAATGTTCTGTATTCGTGGATTTGTCCCGGTGCAGGACATTTTGTTTTATGTAACTTTCAGTTTACCGCTTCAAGAAGGAACTGTTTTTCTTCCAGTCTCTCATAAATGGTCTGTCCATTTCCGGTTTCTATGTACGGCAGAAATATTTCTTCAAATCGCACCATCTGAATATCAAGCAGCGCCATCTGCGCTTCTACCCAGTCCTTCAGGATCCTCCACGCCACACGCTCAGCCTGTTCCCTTGTTGCTTTAATGTTGCTGCGAGGGCTGTTTTTCTTTTCTTTCTTCAGCACTTCCAGACATTCATCTACTCTCACCGGCAGTCTTACCGGAATCTGCTGGACGCCAGTATCGATTAAAAAGGACAACCCCATAATACTCTCACCATCATAATTTTTCATGATGCTTTTGGCATTGTGCTTCACCAAGATATATTCGATTTCTGACACCGTCTTAAAGCTATCCACCGTAGTGGTATAATTTAATATAGCCATCTTCACTTCCTCCGTTAAATCCTAATATTTGCTGTGTTTCTATCTTCCTCGCAGTCAATGTACTTATAGTACTCTTCTTCTGTAATCTCTCCGGAATGCCATTTTCTTCGCATGATTCTATCCAGTTCAAATTTTGCCGCCTTTTCCTGCTTTCTCATTTGATATTCTTTATCTACTGCGGAAACTTCTTTCTCCCACTTATTCCATAGTGGTGTAGTAAAAATCTTCCATTCCGCATCTGGTAATTGTATAGTCAGTTCATCCTTACATTTATCATCGATATTAAGTTGTGGCTTCCAGAGATTGATAAAGTAAATCTCATACAGATTCATATCTGCTTCTGTTCGAAATTCTGCATACTCTATTTTTGTTACCAAATTAATAGAAATACTTCTATGCATTGGTTTTTTGAAAAGATGACCGTGGATTCTCGATTGAAGTGGCTGCTTCGTTCTGCCCAAATAAACCAATACATCTCCGTACCAGATGCGGTACAATATAAAGCCTTGTATTTTACTCATAGATTTCCTCCGCTAAATCCTAATTTATTTTTCTTACTAAATTTGCATAGTATCTACCTATGCCACGCCCATTGTCAAATTTCTGATATTTATGAAACTTAATCGGATTGTCTTTTATCAATTCAAGTACATCATCAGGAAAATTATTTTTATTGGCAATTTCTATCATCTTTTCATTCGCAAATTCCTCTGTACATGAACCAAAAGGACTACCAATAGAATTCACTCCCCATGATTTTTCTATAGTATTAATAATTTCTGTAATGTCTGACATTTTCACTACCTCCATTCTCCCAAAGAAACTCCTAAGTTAACTCTTCATCCCCATCCACTATGTCTACGACTCCATAAGGTGACATATCTTTCAGCTTATCTTCTAATTTCTCACACTCTGTTTTATGTTTGCAGTTATTGCAGTTAATCAGTATTGATTTACAATATTCTGCCAGTTCTCGTACTTTCATTCTTCACTACTCCTTTACCATCCGATGATACAGTAACCCGGCATCAGTCCATATTCCGGTACATCCCGGAGCACATACCGGATCCGGCGTACTTCTGTCCGGCCAGTGTATTCTCCGTTTTCCCACTCCATTAAGATCAGGACATCTCCCAGCTGTACATCATCTTCATCTTTTCGCAGCTCAAAGTTCTTCTTTTCCTCCCGGACTGCCTGAAAGTACTGTGGCAGGATTTTCTTTTCTATTGTTTTCATTTTTCTTTTTGCCTTTCTTATAATTGTCAGGGTTGTAATCTGGATTGAATAAGCTAAGTTTTTTAGTGAGATTTTCTCTCTTCTGGTCCTGTCCGTATGTAGCTCTCATATCTTCCACTTCTGCTCCCTGATGCTCTATTCCCATTGTTAATAAATCGCCGTAAGAAAAGCACCTTGTAAATCCAGTCTTACGGTCTCGTGTCTGGATCGTGCGCGGATAAACCGCTATCACCTCGTACTCCCTGGTCTCACTGATAAATCGGTGTTGTCCCCGTCCGCGGGTCTCCAGCGGCTCCTCGATGGACTTGTGTGTTGTCTTAATTATGTCTCCTATATGTACATTATGGATTCGCGGCGCAGGATCCGGTAGAAGATTGCCGTCCCAGTCCTTATACTGCATTGTTGTCTCCTTCCTGGACGGCTGCTGCCTCTTGGTATCAGCGGCCGCCCCGTGGCTATGTCTATAGTTATCGTGAGTACACTCCAAAAGGCCTATTGGTTTAATTTCTTAATTGTTTCTTTGACGCTGTCGTAATAGCGATTGATTCCACGCACTAAAAGTTCTGTCTGTGTAATTCCCATCATTTCAGCGCAATATTCCATTCGCCGTTTTTCTTCTGGTGTCAGTCGTACTGAGATAAGTTCAGTTCGTGCTTTCATAATTTCTCCATTTTGTATATACAAATTTGTATATACATTATTTCCATTTGCTGTATGTCAGGGCTTCCTCCGACCAGTCCGGGTAATGATCCTGCAGGTACTGCCTAAACATCTGCAGCATCTCCTCCCGTCTGCCCTTGTTGCCATTGTCCAGCATCTCATGGTGACTTTGGCAGCCCAATGCACCATTCTGTGGGGTCCCAAGACCTCCCCTAGAGCGCGGTATGTAGTGCATGATGCTCTGCAGCTGCTGTCCGTACCAGGTGACGTCCTCCATGTGATATTCCATACGGCAAAAGATGCACTGATACAGATCACGCTCCTTGATGATCTGCCGGGAGGCGGCATTAAACTCCCTCGCTCTCGCCTGTTTCGACATCTTCGACATTCTGCCCGCCTCCTTTGCCGAGTTCTTCCAGGCGGTCCAGATAGCCGGAGATATCGGATAGCTGCTGCCGCGCTGATGCAATCAGATCCATCTCGACATATCGTACCAGGTTCTCCACGCTGCCACGGATGGACTGACGATAAGCTGTGCGCTGGTCTCCTTCGGATGGGCAGTATTGCGGAAAGTCCTTTTCGAGATCTGTCTGCCCAGGTACCTGCTCTGACGATCCCATGGTGTCGGTATTCTGATTATCCGTATCAAAATCCTTACTAACCGTGTCGGAATCCCCGCAAACCGAGTCACTTACCTGTGTTTCCGTCTCATTCTGTGCCCATCCTGTCTTAAAATAGTCCTCCGATAAATTATAAGGATCCCCAGCCGGTGCTGTCGGCCGGAACAGCCAGATCTTTTCTTTTGCCGTCTGCTCCACCAGTTCTCCGCACTCCGTTGATAAGGTATTCATCACAATGTCCCCGGGCTTATATGTACTGGGCCACTTGCTCTGCGGTATTGTCGGCGCCTGCTGCCTCTGTTCTTCCACAGGTTCCGCAGTCTTCTCCGATGCTTTTACCGGTTCCGGTTTCTTCGGCTGAGATACCTTCGTCTCTTTTCTAGGTGCCGGTTTCTTCTCCTCTTTCGGTTGCACCGGTGCAATTTTCCTTTCTTCCGGCCACGGCTTTCCGTAGAGCTGCTGCCACGCTTCTTGATAGGTGGCACCGCCACTGACCAAGTGCCGCCATACCTCCAGTAATCGATTCCATGTATATTCCTGCTTTTCTCCTGTTCGCATATTGATCAGTGCAACGCTGTCACCATTGTTATGGTCCTTTAGGGATAGGTTTCGTCCGCCCATCCCCTGGATACGCATGGTGTACATCCTCTGTCCGGCCGGTGTCATGATCACCTGCAGATCTTCCGCTGTCAGTCCCGTTCTGCCCGCTGTCCAGATCTCCTTATACAGCCTCGGAATCTCCTCACCATCCTGAATATCCCCGGCCAGCTGTCTCACTGCCCTGCACAGATCGTCCTCTGCTTCCTCCATCACAGGATCCTGTCCTTCCATCATGATTTCCAAATCCGTTGTCTTATTCTCTTCGTCAATCTGGTTCTTGATCTGCTGTATCTCTGACTTACTGTAGTCCGGTGTCAGTTCCTCATTTACCGTATCCGGCAATTGCATCATGAGTGTCAGTTTGGAATACCCGAAGCCACGGTACTTCTCCTGCAGTCGGTCACTGTAACCGCCCTCGGAAAACTTTTTGTTAATATTTATAAATCTGGACACCTGCGTCTTGTCGATGTTGTACTCCGCCTGTGCGAACTCTAAGACAGAGCTATAACCGGACTCTTTCAGGATGTCCGTATCCTCCGCCAGTCTCAGCAAGTATCCGATCCGGACAAATCCCTCCGCTGTTTTGCTCAATTCTGAATCCAGTTCTGCTTTATATTCCTGATAGGACCTGTATTTTTCAATTACGTTTTCCATTCTTTCCTCCTAGCCTGCTACGCAGATCCGCTGTGCATCTGCTGCCATCTTACTCTCTGCTTTGTATCTTATCGTTATGCCTGCTGCCAGTGATCCGCTTTTCAGCTTCTTTATGTAGTCATTAAGCCATTTCTGCATATTTTTTTCATCCGGCTTTTTATCGTTTGCCCCATACCACTGTCTTATCCTGTCTGTTTTTGCCTCTATCTCCACTGTGATGTATGGTAATTCCGGATCCGACTGCTGCCTCACCATCAGGATGTAGCTCTCGCCTCTGTTATGTTTGTCAAGGTAATTGTCACCTCCTACGCAGTGATGCAGGATCCGTCCCTCCATCACAATTTCCTCTGCTGACCTGGCCGGGCGGATGAGTAGGTTCTCGTCTTCCCAGAAATACCGGTTCCGGAGCTTTCTGTACTGCTTCCGGATGTCCGAAAACCTTGTTTTGACTTCGGCGAGGCGCTTGTCTGCCTCTTTCTTGCTGCTCTCCGTCACCATCTTTGTGTGTGCAGCTGTCAGGTCTCTTGGCTGCTGATATACGCTGTTGTGCAGGTCATATCCTAGGACAATCCTCATATTCAGATAGTCGATGTATGTATTTGCAACGTTTTGAAGTCTCTGCTCTACGCTTCCGCATCCGGTTCCCCATTCTGCCCTCGCATACTTTTCGATTCGATTCAGCAACTGCTGCACGCTCATGTACGCTGTCGCCACTTCAAGCTGGCCTCTTCTCAGATGAGCCTCTGCAATGTGGTCTATCTGCTCATCCGACCACTCTGCTCCCATCCGGTACTCCATCTGCATTGTCTCCAGGACATTCAGTTCTCCGTTCTTCTCGATCAGCTGGCGGACACGGCACTTCCGGATTCCCAGGAACTGATCCGGTCTCTTTGCATCAAGGTCTGCCACTATCCCATGTCTGCATTTGAGCAGACCGCTCACCACTCCTGTCAGTCGCATCTTCACAAGCATTTCAATCTGCGGCGTCTCTTTATATCTGTTCAAATAATCAACTGGATTGTATCTGTATATTGTCCGGCTATATTCCTTCATCGCACTGTACTGGAACATGGTGTCTTGCATGTTCTCGTAGGTTTCTGGGAGAACTTCTGCCTCTCCTATCGAGATACTGCTCAATCCGAACAAATTGCAGTCATCCCAGAAGTCGCTTCCGGTATACGGATTGTGCTTGTGGTAGTCAATCTGTACCTTCTCGCCCGGCATATAATAGGCTCTTGCGATTTCTACTCCGGAGAGTTCCTCGTATGCCCCATTCATCTCCAGCCCTTTCTCTCCGCACATCATCTGCAGATTCCATGTCTTACTTACTTCGATGTATCTCATCACGAAGCCGTTGTCTTTGTACTTCTGACCGAGGAACAGATGCGTACTTTTGCTGTGCTCGCCTTTTACTTTTCCCTGGCACTTATACTCCCCGACTTCTCCGCACATCGGGCAATGACCGCTCTGTCCTTCCCTGGGTTCTTCTACCCGTTTCTGGAACTGCGACTCATAAGATATCCCGTCTTTCCATCTTCCGGTTGTAACTCCTCCACACTTGCTACAGGCAACATCTGCCCAGCATCCGTGTTTTTTGTAATACAAGAAATGTTTTGCTCCGAAAAAGAGCTGTTCTGCCATGTCAAGGATTCTTTTCTCCGGAAGCTCCGGTGTATTTGCTTCCCTGTCCTTTAAGGCCTGCTGCCTGCGCAGGTATTTTCTGTGCTCTGCCTGCCTTCTGGCGGTCACGACGATGTTGTTCTCGTGCTCATAGATATACTCAGGCCATCTGTCTTGATTCCAGATAGTCACATGGCATATCTTCTTGATCCGGTCATAATCATTTGCACTATACAGGACGTTTTCCTGCATTGCCTGTTCCCAGGTCCCGGCTCTGTCATTGTTCCTGTGCCATAAAAGACACACAGCGCTATAATAGCGTTCCGGCTCTATCTTTTCTCTGGTCCATCTGGACGTCTCAGGAACAAAATTTCCGAAATCCTTTTTAGTAAGTACGATCCGTATCACCGGGACATCCTTGTCTTGCTTCCTGTTGCGGTATACCTCTATAAACAAATGCTGCTCATGTGCAATATTCTTGAACGCTGTGACAGCAATATACTTTACCTTACGGTTCTTATTGGTTTCCGGAAGTGTCAGGTAAGGAATCTTTTCAATTGCTTTCTTTTTCATATTCTCCGCCTACTTTCCCATGTAGTAGTTCGTGATGATCTTCTTGGCCGTTGCCATCCCCGGGATCCCCAGTGTACACCGGCCGGCTTTCACTCCTGCTGCCGTCATGATTTTCTGGTCAACGGGAATCTGATGTTTAAATGACCAGGTAAGCAGGGCAGCTATACAGCCTTCCAGGCTCTTCCCCTTCCGCCGTACTGCTTTTTGCATCTCCGGATCTTCTGTGATTCGGATCAGGATATACTGCACCCAGTCCTCCATGATTTCTTTTGGCTTCAGTTCCGCACTTTCGATCTTGATTTTTCCCTGTGCTGCCATCAGCGAAGATGCCAGTTCATCTACCACGCCATCCATGTAGTCCAGTGCATCTTCCTTGGTCAGACCATTTTCAACCGCCAGGGCAATCAGCGCCTCTTCATCCCCTTCTTCCTTCTGACCTGCTGCCGCTCTGTTCAGTTCTTCCACGGAGTCAAATTCTCCAAATTTATCCCACATATTCGTCTCCTTTCCCGGTTGCACCGGTGCAACTTCCGAATTTTTCTCGGTAGTTCAGTCGGTTTCACCTTGTGACCGACTGTTTTTCTGTCATATTGTTATATTCTCACCATCTCGGTGGATTCACTGGAATGGTCTCTAACATGAGTACTCTACTCATGCTGTCAGATTTTCGGTACTTCTGTGAAAATGTCTTTTAATGCTCTCTTCAGTGGCATGTTAAAGCGCATCCACTCGGCATACTCATGTTTCTCACCTTCCGCCAGAAGGATATGACCACCTTCCTCTACGTCCTGGAGGATCATTTCCCACAATACGGCATTCTTCACCGGATTGCCCTTTGCGCTCTTCCAGCCATCGTGCTGCCACTTCTCCGGCCAGTGCTGTGCGATGGCTGCTGCCACGTTGCTGCACTCTGTATGGATCACTACAGTGCAGGCATAATGGAGACGCTGCAGTGCATCCCGAATAGCGTAGAGGACGGATGCGCTCTCCGTGGTATCGTCATACTCTGCGATCTGCGGGGCAGCTTCATAGTCACTGCCATTCTTACGCTTGGTCCTCATGATGTACATTACCCGTCCGGAGCCCTTCGCAGATCCCCGGAGAGTCGTGCCTATAAAGATATCCACTACTTTCAATTCATTTTCCAAAATCAACACCTCCTTACCCTGTTCGGCGGTTTCTTCCGCTCGGTGCTTTTAAGTCTGATCAGTGTGTAACTCCGGTACAAAAATCCTGTGACCGGATTGATGCCCTCATGCATCCTAGCTATGTAGTATCCCTTGGGTGGCTTGACCTCCGATTTCCATCGGAGAAGCTTGTCCGTCCGTGGCTCCGGGAGCGGCATATTGCGGCTGGTATTGTAGGAGGACTCCGCAATTCTGGGCTTGCCCGGTGTGCCGTCCGCCTTGATCTCCGCTGTGTGCTCATCCTTGGTCAGGTAATTCGCCAGCTGCTCCATGTCATCCCCGTTAAATTTGCTGTTCCGGAGCTCCGCCACGTAGGTGCCACCCTTTGTCCATGCCTTGGTTACGATAGCCGCTGCATCTCCCTCCTGTGTCTGCTTGATCACAAGATGGATATGCCAGGCTCCCTTGGTACCGCGTTCGATGTTGCGGATCCAGTAGGGCGGTGCTCCTCTCAGCCGATAGATCTTTCTGACCTTTGCCATCGCCTTCTGGAAGTCCTTCAGTGCTCCTTCCATATCCGGTGGTCGGTTCTCCGTCGCATAGGTCCATGTGATAAACAGGTCGCCCTGGTCAAAGTACTGTATCAGTCTCCACCGGCACAGTCTCGCCTTATTCCTCCTGTTGATCAGCCTCACCTGTTCCTTGGTTGGCTTCTCCTTTTTCTGTCTGCTTTTTCCAGGGGATCCATAGGTGCCGTCATGGTACTCTTCCACATCCAGTACATCCCCGTGTCTTAACCTCATTTTCTTTCGCTTTACCATTGTCTCTGTATCCTAACTTTAATATCTTTATCAAGTGCGCAGGGGGCTTCCAAAAGCCCCATTTTTCTTGACTTTTTTGGCTTACAGAGTTACAATTATCTTGTCTATATAAGTAGCTCTGTGAGCTGGCCGGCATCGCCAAATGCCGGCTTTTTTATTGCTCTGCGTAGACAGGCTCTACTATGTAATTATCCGGTGACCAGTAGTACCGCTTTTTGCCTGTCAGCAGGTACTCCACGCCCTGGATCTCCCTGTCGTAGTACTCCACCGTGCGTTTAAAATCTGCCCTCTCACGCTGCAGGCGGTCCAGTATGACCCGGATGGCATCATCGGTGATTGTGATATACCGGATGCCCTTCATCATGACCAGATGTGCATTCTGATACTTCCGGAGGACATACGGGAAAACCTCCTGTGCCTCATGGTCAACAAGCATCATTAATGGCTCTGTCGGGGTCTGTTCCAACCTCTCCATAACCTCCTGCACTCTCTCGTCTTTCACGCTTTCCGCCTCCTCTCAGTTCCTCCAGTTTTCGCTCCAGTTCCCGGATCCTTTTCTGCTTTTTCTGCCATTCTTCCACTTGATTTTCCAAAAAAAGGCAAAAAATAAAAAGCACTGTCGCCATGCCCATGACTATGGCGATCTGCTCTCCTACCTCTGTTGATCCCAGTACCGGCTCCAGGAGCAATGCCCCGAGGAGCGATATCACAATATCTTTATACATGTCTTTGCCTCCTTATCCCCTACCATGACCTGCAAATGTGTTACTTCTAATATGGATACCAGTGCCTCCACTGTAATGGCCTGCTTGCCCTGTTCCCAGCGGCTGACAGAATCAATGGAATATCCGATCTGCTCAGCCAGCTGTGTCTGATTCAGGCTGCAAGATTCTCTTGCATGGCGCAGGAATTCGCCCAGTTTTTTCCTATTCATGTGCCTGCCTCCATTATCTGACATCTCATGTTGTTGATTTCACATATTTTGTGTTCGTACATATCTCGCAAATTTTCGATAAAATACAGTAGTGTTTCTTCCTGTTCATCATTTACCGTGATAAACTGCAGGCCTTCAAATTCGTAGTATTTTGCCTTCGGGATCATTTCCTTTACACACTCATATACCTGTTCTGCAAGCTTCCGGTTGCATGCAGACCAGTATGTGCTCCCGTTTTGCTGTTTCATGACATCTGCAACAAAATGCTCTGTATCTTCGTACATGCTCATATCTATCCTTTCCGATCACGCTCTCTGCGTGGTGCCCGGCGCTGATCTACCGGGCCCACCGGAAGGAGGTCGGCATGCCGTCATAGCAGTGACATGCCGTCAATGGGTATGTGGTGCTGTCAGATGACACCACGCACAGAACGTGATCTGTTATACTTGTCCATGCCCTCTACGTGGTGCCCAGGTGGGGAAACCTGGACACACACGCTAATTGTGTAAAAGGGGAGTGTGGTGTCGGGTAACACCACGTACAGGGCACGGATACTTGTGGTTACGCTGACTCTTCTTTTTTCTTGACTGCATATCCCAGAGTCTTCAGACTCTGTTCATTCAGCCGTAAGGCAATCTCTGTCTTTTTCATGGGATCCATGTCATCCAATGACAATACCTGGTCCCCGATGTGGATTAAATTTACAATCCGCATATGTACCTCCTGACTGCTTTTCTACAGCTTATGGTGCTATGGTTGTCTAAGTTGCATTCTCCAGTTCAAAGATTGCCCACCGCAGAGCTGCCTTGGTGTCCTCGTCAATGTCGTTACGCTCTAAGAGAGCATATAATCTGTCGATTCTTTCCATTCCCGCTGTCTCCTTCCCTGGTCTACGCACTCACGTTTCGTGAGTTTTAAGGGTAAAAAATTTCACTAATTGGTTTCTGAAACAGTGCCGCAATACGGATTTTAATATTATCTCTCGGAATTCTCTCGCCTCTTTCATACATAGATAGTGCTGATACACTTATATTAAGTTCTTTTGCTGTTTCAGCCTGTGTTCGTTCCCCTCTTAATTCCATCAAGCGCTCGCCAATCGCTTTCGCATCCATTTCTACAATTTCCAATATCTTCATCTCCTCTCACTCACGTTTCGTGTTGTTATCTGTAATATACACAATTTGTGAGCATATGTCAACACGTTTTGTAAATTTATTTATTGATTTTTTTCACGTTTCGTGTATACTATAATCAGAAGGGACGTGATTATATGCCAGAGTTCAAAGATATGCTTAAATATTTCAGGATGAGAGAAAATTTATCCCAAAGCGAATTAGCTGAAAAGCTTGGAGTTTCAGCATCAACCATAAGTATGTATGAAGTTGGTAAGCGAGAGCCTGACTTTGAAACAGAAGAAGCTATAGCTGATTTTTTTAATACAGATTTAAATACATTACGGGGTAGGGATACTGAAAGTGAGTCTTATTATTTAAATCCCGAAGCCCGTGATATGGCTCAGTTTCTCTTTGAGAATCCGGAATACAAGGTTCTCTTCGATGCTTCACGGAAAGTGAAGCCGGAGGACATCCAGTTTGTAAAAGAGATGATCGATCGGATGAGCAACCAGAACGGATGACTAGGGCTCATACATATTCAGAGGAGGTGGCTGACATGGATATCCATTCGGTACTGGCAACGCTGCCATACAGCATCAAGGCCTATGTGGTGGCAAATCCCGATATGAGCTTTACCATCGTCCTAAACGATGCTCTGTCCTTCGAGCAGAACCGGAAATCTTACCTGCATGAGTATGCACATATCATTAATGGGGACTACGACAGGAAATGCTCCGTTGATATGATTGAAATCGCTGCCCATCAGTTATAATATTTCAAAGGAGGAATTGCTATGACATTCATGCGAAAAATACTTGATGCATTAACTATAGAAAGTCCGAAAGCCATGACCGATTCTGCAGATGTAGACTATCCATCCGAAAATTCATCACCCACTAAAGAACCTATTAAAGGCTCCATCATTAATAATACTGGTAAATCTATTTCCTATCCAAAAGTAACAGACGCTTTTTTATGGGAATGTAATAGTGTTGCCGAGTCAAGAAATATCGAAAAAAACGATGATTACTTGAAACAGCAGCGAAATTTTTTTGTTGAAAATTCGGAATATGATAATATTGGTTTAGATGATACTCCCGAAATACTACAAAACAATATTACTTCCCATACCGTATTGGGTGAATTCGATTTAAATATTGAAAAAATATTAGAAAACTGGGAAGTATACCATGCAATACGTGAAATAATATCTAATGCCTTGGATGAACAAGTACTAACAGGTACCCAGGAAATAGATATTTACCAAGCAAGCGATAATTGGTGGCATGTCAGAGATTATGGCAGAGGCTTAAATTATCATCACCTTACCCAAAACGAAAATGAGGAAAAGCTATCAAATGATAAGCTGATCGGTCGTTTTGGTGTCGGATTAAAGGATGCTTTGGCTACCCTGTATCGGCACAACGTCAAAGTTAAAATACGTTCTAAATATGGAATCATTACACTAAAAAACGCAGCTAAAACAGGTTTTGAAGATATTGTAACACTTCATGCAGAAATTTTTCCACCTGATGATAGTTCTTTAGTTGGAACCGATTTCTGTTTCTACGGTTGTGATGGCAGTGATGTAGAAAAGGCTAAATCTCTTTTCCTTAAATTTACAGAAAACACTGTTTTGGAAGAAACGAAATATGGTCAAGTACTCACAAATAACGATACTGAAAAAAACATATATATCAATGGTGTTAAAGTTGCAGGTGAGCCTAATTTTCTTTTTTCATATAACATTACCTCTCTTACTTTGCAAATAAAAAAAGCTCTCAACCGAGAACGAACAAATGTAGGAAGAAGTGCATACACAGCAAGAATAAAAGATATATTAAAAGAATGCTCCTCCCAAACTGTCATAAACAAATTAATATATGATTTACAAGAATTCTCTTCCGGAAATCGACACGATGAATTAACTTGGAACGATATTGCTTTGCACGCTTCTGTTCAATTGAATGCAATAAATACATCAACGACTTTCGTTACAACAAGGGATTTACAACAGACCCCATCTCTTATAGATGATATGGAACGGAACGGCTTTTCTCCTATCGTTATACCGGATAATCTACTTTCAAAAATAGCAGATTATAATGCTATAAATAAAAGACCATTAATTACAGCAGAGCAATATGTGCTTAATGAGAAAGCTCATATGAACCCTACAATTATTGATCCAACTAGTTTATCTTTTTCAGAACAAGAAGTTTATTATAAAACAGAACTTCTTCTTGGTTTGATTGGAGGAAAACCCCAAAATGTAAACGAGATACATATAATAGATAGTTTTTCCAATTCAGAATGTTTTAATGGCACTCTTGGACTATGGATAAAAGAATCTGGTCGAATATTAATAAAGCGAACTGAATTGAGATCTCTATCCGCTTATGCTGGAACCCTTTTGCATGAATGTGCACATGCAATTAGCGGGGCAGACGATGTATCAAGAGATTTTGAACTTGAACTTTCTTCAATGCTTGGTTCTTTGGCTGCCAAGGTTGTGATAGGTAAATAACGCCATTCCATCTCCACAGCAGGCTGTTATTTCACTTGAACTGTTGCACCGATGCAATTTACAATAAAAAATCAGCCCCAGTGCGCCAACACCGGAGCTGATCCGATCTTACCGGGAATACCGATAAAAATCATCCTGAACAAATGAATTTTATCATCTTCCCGGACAGATTGCAATGCAAACATATGTCCGGGCATTTTTATGCCCATTTTTCCGTACATTT